TCCGGCAGCCGCATAGCCCTGCCATTCCGCAGGGCTGGTCCATTGCTTCACAATTTCCTGGCTATTGCCCCATAGGCCAACGTCCCAATAGCTTCGATCCCACCGCGCAAACGCCAACGAACTTGCGCTCGTATTGCCTGATAATTGATGTTCTTGGAAGTCGATGTCAATGTCGGTGGCAAAGGTAATGGACCCATTGGTCGAGAGGACGGGACGATACAGCGTAAACTTCTTTAAGGTTCCTGGCGCCCCGAAATAGCTGAAGGCTTGTTTGCCGTAGGCGCTAATATCGGCGGTGCCATCAACATGCAGGTACCACGCCAGCACCACTTTAGTTGAGGTCACAAAGTACAGCTTACTGTTGAAAATGACAAAATCTTCAGCGTCCCATTCGGTGAACTTACACCACGCTTTGGTGATCGTATTCATCACATACTGCTCATGTTCGCCGTTTTCGCTAATGGGAATATTGACGATGAGAGCTGACTGGTCGGGATACACAATGGGAATCCATCCAAACGTCGAGCCGTAGTCCCGTGCCGCTTCTGTAAACGCATTTTGAATCTTAAATGACAACGCGGTACTGTAATTGATCGCCGCAGACTGAATCGCCGCAGACAGCGGGAACGCCCCGTTTTGTGTCAAAACAATGACATCCCCCCCATATCGCGTCACACAACGACGGCCTAGCGGCTTGCCGAGGTTGTACACGCCGACCAATTGCCAGAATGAGGCGGAGGAGGGATTGTCACCTTGATAGACGATGACTTCGCCTTGTGAGGTAATGAACACCACGCGGTCGTCCGGGCCATCGCCGCCATCGACGGTCCAGGTGGCACCCGCCATGAGGAAGCCGCCCATTCGTGCCACACCAGAGAGGTCGAATTCAAGCAACGCTCCTCCGGCCACACCCGCAGGCAGATACCAGAATGACAAGCTATCCTTTTCAATGAAATACAGACGCCCTTTAGACGCAAACAAACTAATAATCTCTGTCGTTGTGAGGCCAGTCAGTGCGGGAGTCGTGACGTTATCGACCGCCGTCCAAGTGGTGCCATCATAGTAGAGCGGCTTATCCACGCCGTTGGCCGCGATCAACCAGTTGGAGGTACCGTCGCCAAATTGCAGCCATTGGTGCTTGGCGTTGGTTCGGGCAATCACCGTGGCTCCAACGGCGCCTGCACTGGTGACATCATAGACGCCATCTTCCGTGACGCACCACATTGAATTGGTGCCGTCTAACCCGTTGTAGGTCATTAACGTCTTCCCAGCGTGCGCCATCCCCGTGGCATGATCAGAGTACCCGCCACGCATTTCACAGTAGGACGTCCCAGGAAACCAGTTCTCAAGCTCCACGGCATCCGTTTGAGGCATATCGGCTAACGCATCACGGGCGTTCCAGCCGCCAATGGGCGACGGGTACGAAAACGAGTGTCCGCGCTTACCTCGCGCAATCTTGGTCTGACGCAGCGGCGTTCTCATAGATTCCAGCTCCCTGACGGCACAAAGATGCCGGGCGTCGGTGCAGTGGACTTAGATTCGTCCATGTACAGGATCGGCTTGCCTCCGTCACGCCCCAGCGCATCCTTGACTTGATGTTCGTAGGTACGAAAATCTTCGGCGTAATCGAGTCCTTTTTCCTTTTTCCATCGCCACCGCAGTCCGGTAAGCAAAAGTTCTTCTGGCAACAGTGTGATATCCGCATCGTTGGCAAAGTATTGCCGATAGGTTACGCCCGTCGAATCGGTAAGCCAATTCTTGCTCACATATTCAAAGTACCAACTTTCTACCGGCGGCACGGGATTAACAAGCAGCTTACCCCCACGAATTCGAAACCGGTAATACGGCCCCTCAACATACAACGCCTTTAGCATTTGCCATTCCTGCGGATCAAGAGGGCCGCAGACGGGAAGGCGACGAGTTCGGCTCCAAATGGTTTGATTCTTGATAAAGCGAAACCCGTTGGTGGCAATACTGGTGATGGTGCCCTGATCCTCGGTGGCGGCGGTGGTTAGCGACGCTTCAAAGGTCAAGCCCTGCCAGGTGCCCCGCTGTGAGAGATCGTTGCCTTCCTCCTCCAGTAGCCGCATCATCTGCAACACTTGGGTATCCGTGGTGCCGTACACCGTCGAGGGCACCGGCACACCGGTACGACCGCACATATACTGGATGAGTGTCAGTAACGACATGAAGACTCCTGTTATTCCGTGACGCTGACGTCACTCTTACGCGGTCGGCCTCGCCGAGGCAACGTCGGTAATTCTTCCACGGGCGCCGCCATCGCCGCATCAATGTCCAGGCCGGTCATAGATGCCGGCACCGCGACCTGTGGCGCGTCAAACTTCATCGCATAGCGCAACTCATCTAATTGCTTTTGCATGGATTCCATTGAGAGCTTCAAGGTTACGTTCTCGGTACGGACGGCGGCAATCTCTTGGGTCAATGGACCTTTATCGGCAAGCTGCGCAACCCACGCTGCTGCTTTGGTCCGCAGTTGCACGGCACCCATCCCGATTCGTCGCAGTCCTTCGTCATTTAATGTCGCCAAATCTTCCACCGTAAAGACATTGTTGTGAATCAGGGTCGTTTGCTGCGCCGGAGAGATCACGCCCCAGCCCTTAATCGGGGTACCATTGATGGGAAGTTCCTGCCCATTGAGCCATGCGTCATACTGTTTCTTGTAATGGTCAACCCACGCCAACGGAATCTTCTCAATGGCGGCTTGCTGCTTCAGATCGGCCATCCATTGGACTGCCTTGGTCTTAAAGATGTCCTTTGATCCTGCGGCGGTAATCAACGCATAATCCACATCTCTCGCCACATACTGCCCATCTCGAATGGATGCGGCCCTATCTTCTACCGCTAACCGTTCAAACCGCACATACGACGGACGCTCTTTGGTATCCAACAACTCCATACAACCTCCCGTGTTGCGGAGAGCCGCACGGTGTTGCCGTGCAGCCCCCCAAGACTGGCCCCTTCCCTACTCAGGGAACGCGCACATGATGATCTTCGCACTCGCATCGACGGCATACGCACAGATGCTATCGGTTACAAGAGCCGATACGTCCAACGCGCCGTCGGTCGATCCCACGGGCGTCAGCGCATTGCCATCCGCTCCGGCGGTGAGCGCAAGAGCCAGCGTGGCCGTGCCCGTAACTTGAATCCAGCCGTAGTACCCCGTAGTCACGGCGTACTGCCACACGCCCGCGCCCAACCCTGCCGAATCCGACAGGTCAGAGGTCACGGTCGTGGTGGCTCCTGCCGACGCGCCACTTGGCGCGTAGTAGTAGGCCACTTGCTGTGCCACAGCCGCCACGGCGCCTACGCCGCTGTTGTGTAGCACATACTTATACTTCTTGCCTGTCTGCGCTTCGTAGACCACGCCAGGCGTAAACAGTGCCGCGCTATCGTTGGCGGTGAGAATCACTCCTGCTAATTGACCCATGATGTCACTCCTTTGTTAAGCTTCGCACAATTAGGCAATAATGACGCCCTGCAATTTCCGGTTTGAACAGGTCAAATTACCCATCCAAATGATTGCGGTGACGCTGCCGTCCTGATTCACTGGACGTACATCTTCCATGATCTCCAGGTTCGCATCCTTATGCACAACGAGCTGGAGGTAATTGGTGTTTAGCATGTACATATGGTTCGACGGAATGCCAGAGTTGCCATCAAACAGCACATCGGCACTCTTGTACTTCAACGTGGTGAATCCACCGTCCGCTGACATGCGATCCGTGTACCGCTTCATTGAAACCTGTGAGGATTCAAAGTAGCTGTAATAGGTCGTGTCCGCCACAATCAGGTCAGGCTGATCGTCAGGACCACGATCCAAGGACAACCACAACGGCAGCATGAGGCTGTTTTCCATCGTGGTCGCCGACGGGGTCACGCTCAACACCGACGCATCCGTTACAGTGTTCTGCCAGAACGACCAAGTGTTGGCATCGATGCCGCCCACCGTGTTGGTGTTGACATCGGCCACAATGGCCTGCAATCCGTTGATCTGATTCGTAGCCGAGCCACTGGAGTACAGATCAGAACAGAACGTATTCGCAAACGTCCGAAGGGCGTTGGTGATACGCGCCTGTGCCAGATTGATGATGCGGGACTCGCCGCTGTTAATGCGAAGCTCACGACCACTCGCGACCACGTTGAGCGCGATCTGCTTCCAATTGTATTCTGCCGCCGTAATGACGTCAGACGCGGCAATCGAGAGGGTATCCCAATCGGAATACCGCTGAAACGTCGAATTCGCCGCATAGTCGAGCGGCGTGGCAATCGTCAGACCGCCATCTTCCAACTTCATGTTCCCGCGACGCTCCATATACTTGAGGAGCGCATTCCGCGTGGACAAGTTATCGGCAATCTTCTTGCGATGCTTACGAAACGTGGTAGAAACCAGCTCCGTGAAAGTGCTATTTGGTGAAGGCATGAGATCGTCTCCTTAATCGTTAATGAGTTCGCGCCCGAATAGACGCCAAGGTCGAAGCCAAGGTGTCGCGCATATCCCCAACGGACTCTGTCGGACTCCGCTGTGAATCGCGTGACCGAATATTGACGCTGCTGGCTTTCTTTGCGGACAGCGCCGATTGCCGACCATTCGTCTCCCGTGCTTTCGCATCCGCTGTCTGACGTCGCGCAAACTCTTTCTCCCGTGTCACGGGATTACTAAAGACGGCGCGGTCATAGGCGTCCTGGAGTGAATGGCCTGCTCGAATTTGGGCGATAATGTCGTCGGCGACATCATCAAAATGCGGGTGCGCCGATGTATCGGACGCAAACTTCTCCACATCACCCTGCACACTGGTACGCCGCGCCTCGTATTCAGAGGTTTCGCGGCTGGTCAATTTGTCGGTCAACTGCGAGATTTGATGCTGTAACGCTTGATAGGCGGGATCGACGGGTGCCTGCTGCCCTCCCGCTTGAGCTTGCACAAACCCTAAATTCTGTCCGAGTTCACGGTACGCCGCCTGTCGGTCATTGGCCGAACCTTGTGTGAGCCGATAGTGTGCGTTGAGCAAGGTTGACATGGCCTTGCTATCATCCATCCCGGACGCAGCCAGAATGGGACGATAGGGGGTCATAATGTCTCGCAAAGATTGTCCGTACTTGGACGTTTCCTTGTACTGTTCCAATCCGGCCATCATCTGCTTTTCGCGGACATCCCAATAGTTCTGCACTTCTTTCGGTGTTTTGGACCAATGTGCGTGCATGTCGGTCGGCCACGTTTTGGGGACAGCGTGTTCGGGGTCGGCCATCGGAGCCGGTGCCTCTGCCACGGAGGCGACTGGAGCCGTAGACCGTTCGTCCTCGGTCTGGCTGTCCTCACGCGGCGCATCACGGAAGATGCTGTCGCCAATGCGGTCCGCCGCCGCCTCAATGTCAATCGAGGGCTCCTCGGCTACACTCGTGTCGTCGCTCGTACTGGTGTCGCCAGTGTCCATATCATCAGCCATGAGACTAACCTCCTGTGGTCTAGAAACAACAACGCCACGCCAGAGACTCGTTCTCTGAGGCGTGGCTTGTGTCCTCGCGTGTTCTGAGGATGAAGCGTGTATGGGCGTCGTGGTTACATCTTATGATCCAGCAAGGCTTTCAGCATTTGTTTCAGCCCTTCAAGCTGCCGAAGTGCTTGGAGGAGCCGCTGTCGAACTTCAGAACTGGCTACGGCCTCTGACATACAATCTCCATCCCTTGTGCCGTCATTTCCGACATCAATTGCCCTCGCCGTGCCGTCGGGAGCTTCTCCACAAATTCTTCTACGCTGGACGACAAATCTTGCTCAAGGGCGCGCTCCGATTCCTGTTGCCGCCGGACCGAATCACGTTTCATCTCTGGATCGTAAGCGAGACAGTCGTTTCGCTTCAAGTCCTCTCGGTGCGCGTCCTGTGAGGTGATGGCGCGTCCATCAATAGGGCTATCGTAGCACACATCGCTAGAGGCTTTGACCAGCATGGGTGCCGTAATGACCTGCCTAGCGCGGGAAGAACAATGACGACACGGCCAATGATCGACATGATTGACAATTGTCAGAAACAATTCAAACTGATGTCCCGCTGGGCATTGATAGGTATAAAACGGCATTACGACATCACTCCTATGACTAATTCCTCTTTCGGTGCGTCAGGTGGCATGGCAGCCGCACATGCGGCAATCCGTGCGACCTCGAGCTGTGTCTGCATCTGCATCGACGCCTTTTGTAACTCCGTCTCCTGCTGCATGCGCGCTTTCATTTCCTCAATCATCTTATCTGATTGCAATTCAGACAACTTCAAGCGTCTCTCGGCTTCCAATTTGTGCATTTCATGTTCGTGCTGGAGCCGCAGCGTTTCCATCGCCAACATCTGCGATTGCTTAGCGGCTTCCACTTCACGCTGGTGCTTGCCCAATTCCACTTGTGTGGTTTGCTGGAACTCCGCTTGAAACTTCTGTGTCTCAAACTGCAATCGGGCCTGTTCGAGCTGCATCTCGGCCTGCTGCTTCATGGCTTCGGCGTTTTTCGCGGGATCTTCCTTCGGGGGTTCCGCCATTTGCTGAATAAAGCCTTCGACCTCAGTGCCAAATTGGAATCGTCGGCTAATCGCCAACAACATCGACTGGGCGATCTGAAACGGCATCACGCCTTTAGACACCAGCGGAGCCACGCCGTTTAAGAACTGCCCCATCGCCGTCATCATCTCCGTGATCTGTTGCTGATCCTCGCTGGCTTCTGGCGCAATCGTGGAATTGGTTTCAATATCCACGCGGTAGGCGCGTTGTGTATCGTCACGCAACATGCTCAACACATCAGCCCACTTCGGTTGACGCATCGCCGCTTGCGTCTGGGGATCGAGCGGTTGTCCGCTTTGCTGAGCCGCAAACGCAATTTGTGCAAGTTGTTGGGCGACCATCGTCGTCGTGTACGGCAACCCCGTCATCTTTGCCCAGGTGTCTTCGCTAAACTTCGTCGCCGCGATTTCCAGCATCATCCGCAGCAAGTCTCGGCTATACCGCTGAATCTCTCGTTGCAACCGCTTCAGTCGTAACGTGCCCCAACTTTGCTTAATCTGCTGGGCACCAAGGGTTTCGCTGGCCGACGACGCCCCACGCATAATGTCGGCAATGCCGGTGATTTCGTAAATGACCACTTTGCATTTTTCACGCGCCTGATACAGTTGGATCAACACTTGGATCAGCGTTTCGACCGGCCACATCCAGATGGCGTTCCCAATGCCCTTTTCAAACGCCAACGTTGAGCTGTTTTCGGCAGGCACTAGGGTATTGTCATCGCCTTTGAGGATATTGCCGAGCGTTTCGCCCATGTCCGACGAATACACGCCCCTCGCCTTAATCGCTTCTGTAATGTTGTGGATGCGCTGTGTCAGGCGATTCAGTTCACGCGCCTGATTCTTGTACAGCGCGTACATGGGAGTCGGACGGAGG